AGAGGCAACCGGCGCAGGGTCACCATCATATCCGACACCGAACCAATCAAGCTCTGCAACGACGTCTGTCTGCTGGGTATTGATTCCTACTGCTCCTGGTGGCAAATCGGAGCTTATACTCTGAACCCATCCCATTGGAGGGTCACCAGCGGGGTTTTCTGGGTCACGCACCTGGTTGAGTGATGTATGGTAGGTCCCTCGGATAACCCCGTCAGCAAACTTCTTCGTTCTAAAATAAATCCAAGTGTTATCAAATAACTCTAGTAGTCCAGCAGGAGAATCAGACTGCGTAGCGGCTGCTCCGTTCGTATAGGTCAGGCCACGTAGACTATCAGTTGTATCACCCGTTGAGCGCCTGTAAGCAGCTATACTACCTGCGTTCTCCGAACCGGCAGAACCACTGGCAGCAACGGCCATCCGGAAGTTATAGCCCGAGCCAGAAGTCGTGTGCCTTACTCGCGCGACAACATCGAATTCCGTCTTGTCTGTTGGGGCATCATCCGGAACAATTAGTTGCCTAATGTTTGTGGTAGATGTAATCCGAACAATCTTTCCGCCAGACTCGGACTCGCTTGAGTTTTCTACGAGATACGAGCCCCCGGAGTTCCACAATGAGGTCCACCCCTGAGTTGTCAAAGAAGACCCGACATCAGCAAAAGCAAAATCGTAGAAACCCGGAGCGCGAACCCCCAGGGTTGCTGTCCCCACCATCGAGGCTGCGCCATCGGACCCGGGAACAGCTATGATTGGTTCATCGCTAGAGTACGTCGCTCCGGTAACAACAAGGTTATGCCCAGAGCCCATCTCGTCAACCTGGGTCACGGCCTCTTCTGTCAGGGGCCAGTAACGAATCATTCCCGATGGTGCCGCAATGGTGGGCAGCAACCCAAGCGATAGGTCCTCGACCTCCTGAGGGGTTAGTACCCGGTTCCAGATGGCGACATGAGCGATATTGCCCTGGAAGTTTCGGGAGGTGCTATTCCAGACCTTTCCAAGAGTAAATTGCGAGTCCTCACCGAAGATGGGCACGGCTGTATTGGCGTAGGTGAAATCCCCGGCCCCATTGATGGTGGCGAGCCACCTCGGGACCCGAGCCCCGTCATAATCAAACGAGGAAACCATGCAATCCCAGGCGGTCATGCCGGTAGAGTGGTGCACGGCCGACATGGTTGCGACACCACCATTGGTCCCCGACCCATCAGCAGCCTGCCGGTGGACATTCTGGCCAACCTGAGTCTCGTCAACCACGGCCCGGAACATCATGTGGTTATCGAAGGAGTGCGTCCCGGACGCGCGGCCCATAACGTGACCGGTACCACTTGGTATCGTCCCCGTCTTGAACCAGGCCATGATGGTGTAGGTGCCGATGTTGAGGTCAGCCCCACCATTCGTACCATCACTAAGGACGTCATCTACCCCATCAAAAAAGTAGCTCATGGCCCGTTCTCCAGGGCAATGACCTGACAACCTGAACGGACATCATCCTCATGGTCGCAAAGATGATATTCAACCCATGATGGCTCATAGTCTTCGTCTTCCCCTGGCTCGATTGGTATCGTCTGGCCGAGAACATTCTGGTCAGAAAGGGTTGCCAACGCATCAAGAGCAGCAGACTCATCCACGAGTGGTAGGTCGCACTGGAAGAAAGCCCCGTCAACGATATTGACCGGACTTTCTTCTGATGGTTCCCCCTGGCGGATATGTGTGGCCTGTCCGTACCGAACAGTCATCTGGTCATAGCACCATTGAGGGCCCCAGTGGCCCTCGGGAAATCGCATATAAGCCCTAAGTCTATGGAGAGCCATTCAGCCTCCTTAGTCTAGGGCGATGTCCAGGTCGCCAGCCGGGATTGTGAACGTGTCTCCAGACGCAAGTGTGCGTGCAGTCGTTAGCGCTCCATAGTACAGAACGTTCCCAGCAGTCAGAGCATCCATCACGGCGACGAATGCAACGGTCGATGCGGGCATGTCCTCATAGGTCACAGCACCTGTGTTCTCGGTTGTGCCATTGGTCGGTGCGACGAACGTCACGGCCTGGCGGGCATAGGACCCACCAGAAACCTCGTCGGTGATGGTTCCGGCCTCTAGGTTTGCGAGACTTGAGCTACTGGTGAACAGGGCCAGATAAACCGTCCCCGGCGCAGTAAAGTTCGTACCACGGAGCGTCCCGTTAATCAGGGCGTTCTCCAGGTAGTTAGAAAAGTTTGCCATTGTGTTGCCTCCTTAATTAGCATTGTACTTCGATGCTATAAACAAAGCAAATGCGCCCCCGGCGTAAAGCCGGGGGCTAACATCATGAGTAGAACTCTTCGACCTGCTTACGACTCGCCGGGGCAAAGAGCACCGGATTAGAATCGAACAAAACATCAGCAACAGATGCACGTACCAGCCTGAACGGCTTATCTGACGTGAATCGGTAGCCACCTTGCTCGTACCACTTGGTCGAGCCCTTGAAATGTACAAGAGTCTGCTCCTCATCTTCTACAGCAGTCTCTTCCACAACAGGCTCCTCGATTGCGGCTTCTTGCGGGACACCAGCTTCGAACTTGATGATACGCTCTGCGATGTCTGCCTTGTTTCCACTGGAATCAAGGTCATACTCTTCCGCGAGTGCAACCAGTTCATCCTTCGTGTTTGCCTCTACTAGGTTTTCTACTTGTGACATGTTCTACCTCCTATTGGTATTGTATCATACAGGTGACGCTCATACAGGTGACGCGGAGGCCGTAGCCTCCGCGCCGAACCTGTTAAGGATTATCAGGCTACTGAGACGTTCTTTCCGACAACGTACGCATCGAGATTATCAATCTGTACGCCCTGACGGGTGTACACAGTGTACTCAATCGCGTCCTTCTTCGGAACGAACTCACGGTGAACCGTGATTTCGCGCTTGACACCCCAGATGTGGTTATCCGGGTGGGTCAGGACGACGTAACCATTGGTTCCGTCAGCGTCTAGCTCACCGATACCGCTATTCGCAGCACCAGTGCCAAGTGCAAAGTCGGTGCCGAAGGTCTCGCTAAAGAGCGGAACCTCGTACAACGGGATACCGAACGGTGCAAGACCGGTCAGTCCACCCTGGCCTTCCGGCTTGATGGCCGGGTTACCAGGCTGTGCGTACTGGAACGTAACGCCAGAGTCAATACCAAGGGCAACAAGTGCCTGGTAGTAATCCTGGACAACGCCAGAACCAGAGAAGAACCGAAGCTCTCCACGACGCGCCTTGTACCTACGGGGCAGCGCCTTATATAGCTGGTTGAACAGTCCGGTATCTACGACCGCGCCATTGTGGTTAACGACACGCGCGGTGTCGGTGCCAGTGACGGCTCGCTTTAGGTAACCATCGAACGTGTTGATGAGCGGGTCATCGTGGTCCACGTTACCGTTGATTGCGAGGTCTTCTAGGTCATTACCTAGCTGGGTTGCCATGAGGCTTGCGATGTGGTCCTCTAGGCCTGACTCCTCGATGTTGTCCTCAAGGGACTCAGAGGTCAGTTCCCAGTCAAGACGTACCTTCTCCGTAGAGACGGAAATCTTGGAGAACTTCGGAGCAGCGTTCGCTCCGGTGTCCACACCTTCGGATGCATTACGTGCAACACGCTCGCCCAGGTTCATCTTGTCGATTTCACGGACGGGTGCGCGCATACGAATCCTTCGGACGGTCTGTCCAAGGGCAGTTGCATCCCACATGTAGTCGATGAAACGGTTGGACTGCTCGGGGTTCAGGATTCCTCCCTCGCCCTCAGCAACACGTACCGTGTCAACTACCTTTTGGAATAGTTCGTTTGACATGTTTTATTTCACCTCCTACAGTGAATGTTGCGTATCAACCCTTGGTGAGGTCGCTTACGCTCAGGAATCCAGAACCTCGCCAGAAATTCTCATCCCCATCTTCCTCTGCGTCATCTTCGATAACGTCAGCGGACTTCTTTACAGCGGTTCCAGACTCTACGTCTGCAACACGCTGGTTCAGACCATCGAGAGTGTCATTCAGATTCTTCTCTAGGTCTGCAAGCTTGGTTTCGAAGCTCTTCATAGCTTCTTCGAAGGAGGACTGGACAGTATCAACTGAATCCTTTGACTCCTTCGCGGCATCGACGGCCTTTGCGAGAGCTTGCTCAACCACTGCAGAAAACTTCTCTACAAGGTCAGCAGGCTCATCAGCAGCATCGTCTACCTCAGAAACATCAGCAGCCTTCTCGACCTCTTCGGTCTCAAGCTCTTCTGTCTCATCTACTTCTGCAGCCTTCTCCACAACCTCTTCGGTTGCCTCGGTTGCCTCGACCTCTTCGGTCACGGCCTCATCTGCAGTCTTTTCAATTTCGGTAGCCACGGTAGCACCTCCTTCATCAGTGTTAAGTGTAATACTATCTCCTTCGCTATTCTTAAGCAAAGTGGAACCATCGTTTTCCCCGGCATTTTCGTCGGCTGAACGTTGGAAGTCTTGGATGGCTGAGCGAATCTTCTCGGTATTATCAGGTGAGTCAACCCAGCCGATGTTCTGGAAACCGTCACGTGTGTCATCTGCGGAAAGGACCACGTCCCCGGTCTCTTCGTGGTAGAAGATGTTCATCTTCTCCACGTCATCATCATTGAACACATAACTATCGCCTATCTTCTTTACCGTCATCACGGTAGCGAGGGGGTTCGCAGGATTGTCCACGAGGCTAAGCTCGATAAGGTCATAGTCCTTGATGACTCGGTACTCATTACCGTGCTCATCAATCTTCTTGCCGATGGACTTAATCTTCCCCCCGATTGAGAATCCCTTGTAGGTTCCGTCGAGAACCTTCTCCCAGGTATCCTGAGAGCCCTTGGAAACCTTGGCACTCACGTAGATACCATCGTAGACCTTATCCTCTTGCATGACATACTTCTTGAGGGGTTCGAAGTCTACGAGGGTGCCAACAGCGCTTGTTGCGTTGTGCATCTCTCTGAGCCCCCCGCGAAAACGCGCGAAGGCTGACTTCGACCCCTCAGCATCTACCTCATCGCCATGAGAATCGATATTGTTCAGTGTTGCAAAGCCGCTTACGGTCCTGTTCTCCACGTCAATCTTCGTGAACATGAATCCGAAGTTCAGCTTATCGTTCTGTGTGCTCATGTTAAAAATAATATCCCATTCCCTTTCCTAATGCAATTAAGAGTGCCGCAAAAGGGACTTGTAGACCCAGAACTGGTAGAGCCCGAGCATGACGTACACGATGAACCCGGTGTTGGCAGCATTACTAATCAAGAAGCTACTGGCAACGAATATCCAGTACCACCCAGATATCAGTGACAGAACCGCCAGGTTGATTCTTCTCCTGTGCAGCAGACAATGGATTCGTGAGTAGCCTAGGGTGATGGCTGCGGAGCCCCATAGGAACGGGGAGGCTGACTTGGACATGAGTTCAAAACCGGCAGCAGCAGAGAACGTATCTGTCGGAAAGAACACCCACAATCCCCAGAGGAACATGAGCGTAGCGAAGTGCAGTTCAGAGTAAGCGAAGTTATCCTTGTAGGCGATATCCGCGACTTCGTCAGCTACACGACGAATCTTCTCCTTAGCTCTCTGAATCACTCAACAGCACGTCCTTCCCCGGCAGAATTCCTTGAGCGGTCAGACTGGGCACTATCAGGCCCCCCGGACCTTTCAGCATCACGAGCCCTGGTTTGATTTGCCTGCTGGCCCTGTGGGCCCATGGAGCTACGCTGCTTCGCCTGAGCGAGGACACCAACTGTCTCATCACCTTCTGGCAAGCCCTTCTTCCCAAGCCAATCACGAATCTCATTCGGAGTAACAACCTCCCACCTGAGATAGCGCTCGTGGACGCGGGAAGCTGTTTCCTCATCAGTAAGCGTAAGCTCTGTGAGGTGAAAGTCAAAGATATTTGTACGCTCGCGGAACACCGGTCGCAATCGCTTCTCGATGATGTCCTGCCAAGGACGGCAGACCTGCTCCTTGAACATCCTGGTGGATTCTTTCGAGGCACCAAGGCTGATATTCTGCGTGAACCCAACCTGAGGCATAGGAACACGGTGGGCCATCAGGATATCGTCACGGTTCATCTCGTGGAACTTCGTGAATGATGCGTCTGTCACCTTCGCCTCGACCGGCTCAAGCTTGAACTCGACCTGGCGACCTTCCGAGTCTGCGGGCAACGGAATGTAAACGGTCCTGTGGTGCTGTCCCTTAAGCTGCATCTGGAGGAAGTTCACGAGCTTCTGCTCAGCATCCTTCGACAATCGTGCATTCTTTAGCACGACGATGTAGCGCGGAACAGCCTTGTGCTCGAAGTAGTCAAGGTTGAATCGTGACGCGAACTCCTCACCAGCGACCGCGTTCTTCGCGGAGACCACATCAGGAACACCGTAATAGCTGTTCGTGGGACTGTACTTCGTCAGGTGAATGATTTCGTTAGGATTCGGGTCCCCGCCGATGGGGTCTGCCGTCTTGGTATCACGGAAGTTACGGAAGAACTTGGCTCGACCAGCAACAAGCTGTACGTACCCGTCCTTTTGTGTGCGACGACGGATGGTGGTGGAATGGATGTGGCCAATATACCCAATCTGCCCCCTGTTGGGACCGCTTGCGATTCGACCAACCTCGACGTAACCGTTCCCTGTCGTTTCGAGGTCTGTCATTACATTTCGTAGCACCTCGATGAATGTCACCTCTGAGTTTGCTTCGTCCAGCCAGTCATCCATCGAAATCTTCGCACGAGAGATTCGACGGCGGGCACGCTCAAGCGCAGCAACATCCTCGATTGAGGACAATCGCTCTTGTGTGGCGGAAGACTCTACGAAAGAATACCCAAGACCCACGATGTTCGTGACCTTTGCATCTACCGCAGCCATGTGCGCAGGAGAAATCTCATAGAGCTTCGCAAGGTAATCGAAATTGTACGGGGGCTCGACAACATCGAATGCCCCGTAACCTGTAGCGAACTTATCGGTACGAGCCTTTGACTTCGCGGACTCATGTCCTGTAGCGAGGGGCCTTTCTCTTCCGGCTTCCCCGGCCATCTTCTGTAGGTTCCTCGTGAGCTTCCGCTTGAACGAAGGGTCTAGTCCTTGGACCTTCCGAATCTTATCGAGGGGGCGTGCGAATGGGTCATTTGTTGAGCCCGCAACCTTAGAGGCAAAATTGCCCCCGGCCATCTCTGACGGGAGGACCACCTCGACCTCCTCGTCCATGGGGTCATTACTTTGTACGATATCAGTCATCTACATCTCCAGGAATATGCCTACCGTCGATGAATGCCTCCATCTGGTCATCATGTTCGCTATCAGTAACCTGGGCGTGGCCAGGCATGAATGCTAGACTTCCGTCATCAGAGCCATAGTATGCGGCAGCATCTCTCATCTTTTTCATAGCAGCTAGGTCACCCTTGAATCCCTCAAGGGAAAGCAACCGGCCCTCACTATCAGATAGTGCTGAGCCGTCAGCGTTGCGCCATACGTAGACGCCCCACTGCACGTTTTTCGGAATTACCTTTACGCCTTTACCCATGTTATGTCCTCCATTATGACACTTTTTGGTTTCTAATGCAAGATTCTGTCCGCTAGACGGACACTATGTGCCAGTTGGCAGCGAGACCATCAGCACTGTCTTCTCCGAAAATGATGCCTGTAGAATCAACAACCCCCCGGACAATCACACCTAGCCTAGCTAGGCTACGAAGGTCACTAACCTCACCCGCAGAGAGCAATCCTCCTGTTGTCTGGAACTGCTGAACTGCAAGGACCCCTGGGCCGTCAGAAAGGACATCGATATGCCAGGAGCCGTTATACACGAGGTGAACCCAGGGGCCAGCAGGAATCGCCGGGGAGGTATTTCCTCCCAAGGAGACCTGGAAGGCATTCTCAATCGTTTCTGGCTCATACCAGAACGTCAATGACGAATCCCATGTCCCAGGGACACTAACGCTAGAAATCGAAAGGGAGCCGTCATCATAGGAGATGAGCGCCTGGTTCTCACCACCCACGACAGACAAACCAACAGAGAAACTGTCGAAGCTGCCGATGGCCTCTTCGAACACGATGGGGTTGGTAATCGAAAGGGCCCGGGGGACATTCGCCAGTCCGGACGCATCAAGAACTTGTGCGTCAGATGCCGCGCTCAGGTTGAACGAGACGATATCCTCGACCAGACCATCGAAATCAACATGGTCTAGAGGAAGATGCCTTGTCGGCTCAAGATGCTGTACATATGATTCGTAACCCACTTCTTCTCCTTATAGTTGACCCCCCGGCGGTGGATAGCCGCCAGGGGGTCGGTAACTATAGCGGTCCTACGGTGTTGCTTTCCCTTGTCGGCACTGCACGCGCCTCCTTGGGCTACCTGACTATCGCCTAGCGTCTGTCAGGAAGTTTATCTGCCATAACTAAACAGCATGTCCGGGAAAACGGAGGCCCTCAGGTGGAATGTGCTTCCACGCCGAACACCTACGCTATCGGAACCAGTATTGTGCCAGTCTCCAGAAAGGGGAACATCTCCGTCCCTTCCGTAATGGAACTCCAGGTCTACCTTCCCGTCGGACCCCATGGTCAGGAAGAACTTACCTGAGCGGAAGATTCCAACCGTGTCTCGCCCGTCACCGTTCCAGTCACCGACGATGGGGATGTCCCCTTCGCGTCCAAGGTGGAAGTCGATATCTGCGGCACCACCAGAGAGGCTATTCTTTAGCAAGAATCGTCCGTTTCGGAAGACTCCAGGGGTGGACTTTCCATCACCATTCCAGTCTCCGGTAATGAATATGTCCCCTTCTGAGCCATAGTTAAAGGTCTTCCCAGCATCTCCCCCGCCTAAGGCACTCCTAAGGTGCCACGCATTCCCTCGAACGATTCCGACACTATCTGTCCCGTCACCGTTCCAGTCGCCAACCACCGGGGCATCACCATCTCTCCCGTAGACGAAACTGATGTTGGCTTCGCCACCAGACAGGCCATTCCTAAGGTGAAACTCTCTTCCTCGCTGGACACCGACCCCGGTAAGGCCATTCCACTTTCCAACCAGGGGAACATCAAACAGTACGATGGGCTTGACCTCTGGCTCTGGCTCTGGCTCCGGCTTCGGAGCGGGGAAAGGCTTACCGTTAATCTTTCGTGCCTCGGCCCTCAAGAAATTCCCCGGGCAACCGGTTGAGCGGAAGTCTGAGTGTGACCGAACCTCCAGGCCAGCACCAGAATCACGAAGGCTCTTCACTGCCCAGGCGATAGCCTGCAGGGCTGCCTTCGTCGGGGTCTGCCTTGCGCCACCAATCCAACAAACCGCATAGTAGTTCTGGTTCGCGGCGCTCGTGCCATTCGCGGCAGTTCTGATGCCCTTACCACGTCCAGCATATACGAAGCCCCAGTTATCAACACCCATGGTGTAGGCGATATCCACCCAGCCATGATGTTCCATGTGATATTTCTGCCAGGACTTCCAGCGAGTCTTTGCGCTTGCGTGCGTTGAGGTCGGAACATCAGCACCCCCATAGTGGAGGACGACGCCACCCTGCCCAGGGGTGATGTTACGACTGACGGAGGTGGGTGCGACGAGTCCTGCTGCGGCACGGCTTACGAAACCTGCGGCCTTCGGCTCAAGAATACTCATACGGTATCCTCGTCCACACCTGCATCATCAGGCTCAGCACCATCATCAACGGGGATGCCTTCCAGTTCGGGCGTTATCAAGTACTGTTCTGTCATAGAATCACCTCTCATTGAGTATACATCTTTCGTGCCCCCGGCGCAAATCGCCGGGGGCGGTTAACACACAGTCCTTATGCAATGACAAGGTCATCTTCCGTGACGACCTCCATCTTGCCACCAACATACTTAATCTCACAGATATCGGTGGTCAAAATCTGTAGTCGATAATACTCGCACCCTTCGAACAGTTGCACGAACGACAGAGTGGCTGGATGTTGCTTATGCAGTTTGAACCTCCACGAGATAGGGGGATTATGTGGTCAGGGGTTAGCTTGTCATAAGAGCCGCACGAAAGGCAGAAGCCTCCCAGGTAGTCTACCAGACGCTGAAAGTCTTCGGCAGTAAAGTCACCGTGCGCTGCCTGCTTGAGCGCTCGACGCCTTTCAGCGTACTCAACCCCCTTGCCGGTATCACTTAGCCATACATTTCTTCGTTCATTGATGAGGTCCTTGTTTTCCTGGTAGTATCGCCGGCGATAATCCCTGCGCCAACCTGAACCATGCTCCCGTCGCATTCTTTCTTCGTATCTGCGGTTGTTCTCGCGTACAGCCTCGCGGTTTTCATCCCTGTACTTGGCCTGACCTTCTTTTGTCCTAGAGGGGACAGACGCATTGACTATCTTCATGCAATCTATGCACTTTGAGCGCCTGCCCCCTTTCGTCCTTGAGCATTTGTAGAACTGCTCGTATTCCTTCTCAATCTTGCACTGTCGACATGTTTTCATGACTATACTTTCACATACATCTGTTGAAAAGTCAAACTAGACAGCTACGAAACTTGGCTCAAGGTCCTCCTCATGAATAATTTCGATTTTCCCGTTAACGTACTTTATCTGACAGATATCGGTTTCGCAAAACTCCTCCATCTCACCATCAGAACCACTAGGAGTTAGGTCAACCAGCTTAAGACCATCAATCATCTCAAGGTACTGGTCTTCCGTAATCTCTTCGTATGGCATCTGTGCATAGGCCTGCCTGGAGATGGGCAAGAACGAAACGGTCTTCCACTTGCCCTCGTTATTGGTCAGTACGGTTTCGAGGCACTCACGCTCATGAGGCTGGAACGTGATGGTGCAGGACACCCCGTTATCAGACCAGTGCTCCGCGAGGAACGTCGCCATATCCGCCTTATCGAAGACCGATACGTCGTACTCTGTTGGCAGACCCTCTCCCTTGACCGGCATCTCAACGACAAGCGTATTGTCGCTGTAGACATCCTTCTCGACTTTGTACCCTGCCTCGATGAGCTTAGCAACGAGTGCGTGGCCTTCCTGTAGACGGATGCGTCGGATGTAGTAGTCAGCGGTCGGGAAATGCACCCCCGGCGTTGCGCCAGCCAAGAGGCTGACCGTGCCGGACGGCTTGACCGTCGTCTTCCGGATGGACGTTGGGATGCCGAGCCACTTGCTGTACTTCTTGTCCAGGTTATCGATGTACCCGTATCCTGCGCGCAGGTACTGCTGCAGGGTGTCCTTCGATTCCCTGTGCAGGAACTGCACCATGCCGGATACGGACGTTCCGATGCGGCGGTTGCGGCGCATAACCTCGTTCGTCCGTTCGTCATGCGTTTCGATAAGTGTTACCGTCTTTGCGTACAGGTACGCGAACTTAAGCGTGCGCAGGAAATCAACAATATCATCCGCCCGCGTTGGGAAGACCTCGACCAGCGTACAGAGTTCGCCGGATTCGAGCATCTGCTCCGCGCACGGGTTGGTCCCCGCGACACGGAAATCAGCATAGTCCGGCTCGTCACCCATGCGGCCGTAATTCCTGGCAGCATCGATGTAAAACAGGCCCGGCTCACCATTATCAGCGATACGCTCAGCGATACTTGAGTAATCGGGCTCGTCACCGTCACGGATGATGACCGTGTTGTTCGATGCCCAGCCCCATTCCATGCGCTCAGGGTTCTGCTCATAGTTCTTGAGGTTGATGAATTCAGTGTCATCGATTTCGCCCAGGGCAAGTTCTGCAGAGCGACGAACGTTACCGGCAACGACACAAGCACCAATCATGTTCTGAATGTCTACGATATGACGACTAGATAGTGTCCCGGTTCCCTCCAGTGCATTCTTGAATACTCCGTGCATACGGTTGTGCAGCTTGAGCAAGGGGGCAGGACCTGATGCGGTCCCCCCGAAACCCTTGATTGGCTCACCGTGCTTGCGAATAAGGCTGTAATCGAAGTGTGGGACCGGACCCCCGGTCAGGTATGCGGTAGCAAGCCGACCGACAGACTCGACCCATCCTTCACGGCTGTCAGGAATGGAGAATTCGTAGTCCCCGGTCGTCTCATGTACCTCTGCCCCGACCCCGAGCGTATCGAAACCGACACCGACCCCGAGCATGGACATGTCCATCAGGAACGTGAACGGGTATGCTGAGCCCTCCTTTAGTTCTGCAGTGCTGATAAAGGCGCAGTTATTCAATGGAGCGCCGTTATCACGCTCCATGACGTAGTCCGTGCCCATCATCCATAGCCCGCGTCCCGGTGGAAGGAACTTAAAGTTGAACATGCGGTCGAACATCTCTTGTGCTGACTCTAGCGCCATACTGTCATTCCACTCACGGGAATTCTTGACCGCGTGACGGCGCTGAATCTCATACGTCCCCTCGACAACCCTACGGACGGTGTCTGCCCAAGTCTCGTTATTCCCGTCAGGCTTGATTCTGCTGTACGTGCGAGCGTAGGTTAGCTCACCGATACTATTCGGTCCTGACGGAAACCCCCAGTCTGGCTTGATGTTCCGGTAGAAGTTGACGAAGTTATCGTCTAGTTTGAACATATATATCTCCCTTTCAAAAAGAATACTTAGCAACACCCAATCTTGGGCGTCTGGTACCGATACGTCGTTCGGCGGTCCTACCAGCATATCACAAGCGTGCTATGATGGGTAGTCACCGGAAAGATTCCGGCGATGGAACCCCCCGGATTTCTGCAGAATCCTGCACTTTTCCTAAGGCGAAAAAACCTCTCCCAAAGATTTCTTGATGCATCTCATGCACTTCCGCACATCTCATTCCCTTTGGACCCCCCGAAACAGAGTGGGCCCGCTTGACAGGCTTCGCCGGGGGTGTGTATACTGCTCTTAAGGGTTTAAGACTTGAACACTAACCAAAACAATACAAGATAACCAAGGTATAGAGAGCTTACATACCTTGTACTATCTTAAATCAAAAACGGGGCCCCGTAGGGGCCCCTAGGGTTTCCCAGGAGGAATCAGTGCAATTACACGTATCAGACCTTGAGAAGATTCTCGATGCCATGGAGGCCGCACTGCGGCATAACGCGGCAAGGGATGAGATGAATGCTGCTCAACACTTAGCTAATCAAGTTAGGTACTCTCCCTTGACTACCGTCTTATCTACAGAGATTGAGCGTCTAGAACAGATAATCAAGGACGTTAAGGACGCTAGTCCTGGTCAGTAGTGACCCCTGTTCTAACTCAGCGTGTTGACCGAACGCTCTGCGTGATGTACAGTTGTGGTAGGCCCCGGGCAACCGCCGGGGGTAACTAACGCAACTAAGGAGCTACATCATGCGTAAGATTCTACCACTGGTAGTGCTGACCTTCCTTATCTTGGCACTAACAGTGTTCCCAGCAAATGCAGAGACAAGCAAGCACTGCCCGGGCGCACAGGACGAGAACTCAGCAGTCTTCGTTCCCCTTCCCGACGGAATCACCGTCGTGGAGAAGGTCAACGTCGGAGAAGACTTTGGCCCGACCCTCGAATTGGAGCCAGGTACTCTGTTCTGCGTCAAGACCGCGAACTGGGCAAGCGGCATCCTCACTATGGGAGAGGGTGGGTCGTACACCACACCCGTTGACGCTAACCCAAGTCCGAACCCTCCGGGCATCTCGTACTACATGACCTACACGCTAGTGGTTACGCCGGAACCCGAACCGGAACCCGAACCGGAACCCGAACCGGAGCCGGAGCCCGAGCCGGAGCCGGAGCCCACACCTGAGCCGGAGCCCACACCTGAGCCGGAGCCCACACCTGAGCCGGAGCCCACACCCCTGCCGGAGCCGGAGGCTGAGCAGCCCGTAGACATCATCGAACAGGACCCGGAGGGGGAACCTGTTGACGAGCCTGTTGACGAGCCTGTTAACGAGCCTGTTGACGAGCAGCCTGTCACCCTACCGGATGACGAGCCTCTCACCCTACCGGTTACCGGAGGCACAGAACTGCTACTTACCCTACTGGGGCTTGCGCTCCTGGGTTCGGGGTGGTACACTGTACGTAGGGCATAGAGACTCTAGTTGCCCTAGTACGGGCTGAGCCTGACTCGAAGGCTCTACAACGCGGGGGGAGTGAGGGCTCCCCCCGCATTCGACTTGGAGTAATCATGAGGACTAGATTGCATGAGGTCAAGGACTACGAAGGGCTCCGGGATTGGTTCATGGATAATCCCTGGTTCAATCACCCGTTCAAGAATATCGGGGTCTTGCTCTTCTCTCCTGGGCATGGTATGCTCAGGTGGGGGATAGAGCTTGATGAGATTGGTCAGGGGTGGTATGAGCCCCCGGAGCCTGTTGCTTTCATCCCCCCGGCCAGGATGGTCTGGATTTGGGTGTCTGCTCGTGTTCACTGGGCAGCCCGCGCCGGGGGCTGGTTCCGCGAAGAGAAACTCGCTTTCGACCCCTACCCAACCTTTAGACCCACGAACCACTCCAGGTGGACCCGAATTAAGTACCGTAATTGGGTTCCTTCCATGAGGGACCTTTGGGAGGAAGGCAGGGACCCTGGGTTTCCGCACGATTACCTCTACGGCTAGGATGCAAAATGAGGAACATTAATCCCGAGACCGAGCGCGAAAAGACCATCTATGACCGCGCGTTCACACACGGGTTCGATATCGCTATCGACGTAGTTATTCGAGAAGGCCTCGCATCATTCATTTCGACGGCCCACGCAGCAAACCTCATCCAAGAGATGCACGAAGAGAAGGCAAGTTGGCTAGAGCACTTTAAGGAAGAAGAATGAGGATAGGCGTAGACATGGATGGGGTCCTTGCGGACTTCGATAAAGGCTGGGTCGATAGGTACAATGCTGAGTTCGGTACGGATATCGAGTACAAGCACATCCAGGAATGGGATGCCTTGGTCACGCTGACACACTTCGAGAACGATGAGCAGTGGTGGACATGGGCTCGTGGTAAAGATGATGACCTTTTCCTTAATCTTCCTCCTCTCCCCGGCGCTGTCAAGGCGGTCAATGCCCTTGCGAAGCTTGGTCATGAAATCGTCATCATCACTGCGAAGCCTCGGTGGGCAGCAGGGCACCCTGCCGCATGGCTTGATGAGCACGGAGTTCATTACGATGAGCTACACGTCACCTCAAAGAAATATTACGTCATCTGCGATGTGTATGTTGACGACGCAGAGCATAACGTGGTAGACTTACTCAACAAGACCCGTGGAATGGTCATCCAGCACCATGCCTGGCCGTACGTGAACGGTGGTCGTAAGGCAGACCCCCGCGCGATACACAGCCGGGGGTGGCATGAGACCGGAGCAATGATATGTAACTACGCAGACTACAGGGGGAGAAAGTGAAGCTTATCGGTCTGAGCGGATACGCTGGTAGCGGGAAGGATGAGGCTGCCCAAGCACTGCTTAAGGATGGCTGGGAGAGGGTTTCTTTCGCTGATGTGCTGCGTGAGGTCGCATATGCTATCGACCCGTACGTGGATACCAGTCCGAATGCTCACAGCCCCCCGAATTTCGAGAGGCTATCCCTGGTTATCGATGGGTTCGGCTGGGACTTCGCAAAGAACCGGTTCCCGGACATCCGTCGACTCCTGCAGCGATTAGGTACGGAAGGCGGCAGGAGCATCCTGGGTGAAGATATCTGGGTAGATACCGCATTCAGCCGTTCTGCAGGGTACACGCACAGGGTATTCACTGATGTGCGCTTCTCGAATGAGGCTGACAGGATTCTTGATGAAGGCGGGACGCTTATTCGCATCAAGCGCCCAGGGGTAGGTCCTGTAAATGGCCACACCTCTGATAATGCTCTTGAGGACTATGCGTTCGATTACGTCATTCACAATACAGGGTCAGTTGCTGACCTACACCAAAAGATTAGGGAGATTGCACATGAAAGAAGTTGAGAGATTTCAAGGACTCAAGTCTGTGAAGCCCGGTAGGCATGTCTACTACCGGAATGATGGTCGCGGGGGGTTCGATTATTACGTCCCGGCCATCATCAGTGTCACTCAAGAGAACCTTGTGCGGAAAGCAGTGGACCAGGGTCTTATCGAGGACCTTGATTCACCATTACATGTTCACCTGACCGTTTTCGGCCCCATGTCCGTGTACCATGAGCAGAACGTTCCTTTCGATTCCACAGGCAAGACATTACGCAGTTGGAGGTTCCAGAATGTACAAGGATGAGCAGCAGGTTATCGAAGCATTGGTCGGTCTCCAGGGACTCTCCAAGAACGTCCACTGGAATGCATCCGGCCGGGGGTTCATCACCATCCACAATTACCTTGATGAAGTCTTCCTTGATGCAGTAAGCTTCATCGATGAGATTGCTGAGCACATGGTCACCACCAGTATCGGTGTCCCATCATGGTCTGGTGATGTGAAGCACTTCCCTCCTGGTAGTATCCGTGAAGGCGTCAGGGAGGTCCTGGTTGCCCTCATCGATATCGTTGAGAATATCGATGATACCATGGTAAGCCTTGGTGATGATGATGCTGTCCTGACAGATATCTATACCCGACTCCTGCAGCGTACGAACCAGCACGTATGGTTCCTCAGGAATGAACTATGATTGCAAAGGTCATTGAAGACTCCATCAGTTTCGCCGGGGATAGGTTAACCACCATCGAAGTCAATATCCATCGTTTCGTCCTGGCAGAATTGAATACCCACAGGGTGTTCAGTCGCAATAGTGCATCAAGCCGGGCTATCCCCGTACGGAAACAGATTGAGCGTATCCGCCAGGAGCCTGCTCTCCCTGTCAGCTTCCTTGCTGAACAGCGCGGGATGCAAGGGGGCCAGGAACTACCTGCAGATAAGGAACAACAGGCCAGGGAATATTGGCTTGATGCTGCGGACGCAGCAATCGAGCGTGCAGAACGTTTACATGAGCTTGGTGTTCACAAGTCCTACGTGAACAGGATACTTGAGCCGTACATGTACCACCGTGTTATCATCACCGCAACAGACTGGGACGGGTTCTGGGAACAGCGCTGTTCACCACTTGCACAACCTGAAATCAAGCTTGCGGCTGATGCAATGCGTACAGCATATGACCAGAGTGAACCAGAGCTTGTTACCACTTGGGGATGGCACCTACCGTATATCGATGATACTACTGCTGGTGAAATCGTAGGGGCTACACCCCCCCGGCTTGATTCCCTCGTCACCATGCAGAAAGTGTCCGCAGCAAGGTGCGCAAGGGTCAGTTACCTGACCCATGATGGGACCCGTGATTACCGTAAGGACCTTGAACTGTTCGAGCGTCTGGTAAGTGCTAGACCAGGACACTGGTCTCCATTGGAGCATGTTGCAACACCTGACCCGGCATATACCGCCCCCGGCAATCTTCGAGGCTGGAGACAACTCCGACATGACTATGAACCGAGGACATGATGTTCGATAAGCTACGTGAGCGACTATCAACTGGACTGTCAACTGGACTGGCTGGTGGACTGGCTGGTGGACTACCTAGTAAGGACCCTGGTAGAGACATTGGTGAGAACCTGGTAGAGACCGCTGAGGCACTGGCTCAAAAAAAGCGTGAGGACGGTTACGAGCGCTCTAAGGTCCGACTAAGGTGGCTGTTCTTAGAGGTTTTTGAGTACGAACCACAACTGGGTGAGCCAGAGCTACTCAATGGCCAGGATTTCTACTGGGTCCATGGGTACCTGTTCCGGGCTCGTGGTGACCAATTGATTGCTGTCTACTGGGATGGTACAACGAGGATAATCTACGGACCAGAAACGTTCCTGGGGCTTGAGCCATTCCTGTTCACCTGGGAACAGCACCAGGAGTCCCAGGAGATTGCAAGGGTGGATGCACAGGAGGATGGCCATGTTTGAGCAAATCTCTGAGGATGATATCGTTTTCGCTATGATGCAGCAGATGGTTGATAACCGCCGTCTGTATGATGTGCTCCTGGCGATATTACATGAGCTAGGAGGGAACCCTGTAGAGATTCGAGAGATGCATGAGCAGGGGAAGTTCTTTAGTCCCCCCGGATTTTTGTCGGAAGAACAGGACGACGCACAGGACGACCCGCCTGTGGACCCGCCTGTGGACGCACAAGGTGATGTGCCTGTGGAGGGTGATGATGCTTAGAGCACGTGTCGGACATGAACGTTCCTGGGAAGATTATGTGGTGTCTGAGCACGAGATGACAACATTCATCCAGGAATGCTGGGCAGATAGGACCACCCATACCATCATCCTGACCAGGTCAGATAAGGTGGTCTATGATGTGTACAGGAATCCTGATGGCTCCACTATCGAGTTCCATAAGGACCGGCATTCTGTTGATTGGGAGGCTATCGATGCACTCCCGGCACCTGGCCCCCGGCGCTAGCCCCCGGCGTTAGCCCCCGGCGCTGCTCCCGGACTGTGTACCCATAAGGGTAGCGTATCCATCCCCCTTATGGGTACATTCCCGCGTCTGGTACTGCCGTCTGGTGCTGCGCCCCGGACCCTCAAGTCGTACTTTAGGGTTGATTTCTGGGAAAATGTTAGTAGGCGAGTGAGAGTGATGGACCGTGGGCGCGCGCCTGGCGCGCGTGTGCGCAGTGCGCACCGAACGGCGTTCG